CTCCGAATAGCCTGCTTGCAATAGACTTTGGGTTATATTCCCAAAGGTTTTTTCTCCTTCCGCAAAGTATGCGTCAAGAAAATTCTCTTGTTTCTCTGTTAATTCTTGTGATTTTTTACGTTGTGGTGTTAACATTTAGCACTTCCACCTTCTTCTTGCTTGTCTAATACGTGAATTAGGGTTATTCCTTGTCTTAGCAGAACTTCTTTTAAGTTGTCCTGCTGATCTTGCACAGTAGGACTTACGTCTTTTAGCTGCTTTACTTCCCTTTTTAACCTTACCAGTTACGGCTGTCTTTAGTTTAGAACCAGGATTCTTCTTCCTGTAGGCTTTTACACCCTTCTTTGTCATACCTGCACCAGACTTAGTGGGTCGGTAATTAGCACCCTTACCTTTAGTAGTCTTAGGTATGGGCTTGGCTTTCCTTGCAGCCATTAGTAAGTATCTTGAGGTTTTCTAGGATTAGGCGTATTAGCACTTCCACCATACTTCTTACCTTCAGATGAATAGTTTTTCATCAAACCACTAGATAGTTTTTTTCTAGCCTTACATACATTACCGCCACCTTTCATAGCAGCCTTCTTAAAGTTGTCTGCAGTAGGGGCTCCTTTAGAGCCTACCTTCCGCATCTTTTCTCCAGAACCTTCTGCTATCCTCTTACGTTTAGCATGTATGTTTGCGTATAAACCTGTTTTAGCCATTGGTAGGTTTCCTAGGATAAATTCCGCCACCGTACTTCTTATCCATAGAAGCGTAGATTTTACCTCCGCCCATTTTTCCTGGTCTTTTTTTGTCTGTATAATCTAATCTGTCTTGAAACTTAGTTTTTAAGTTTTCTTGTCCTGCTTTCATAGGTCCTGTTACTTTTGTTTTTGGTTTTACTTTAGGAATACGTTTACCTGGTTTAGGAGTAGGGGTTTTAGTATCTCCTGCCTGTAGAAAAGCTACCATTGATTTACCTATATCACTAAATTTTTTGTCTCTTTTCTTTTTTGCTTCTATTTTTTTCTTAGCTTGACCTACTTTTCTGCCTTCAGTCATAGCATCAAATCTTTTTGGTGGTTTTCTTTTTTTCTTCTTTCCTATAAGTTTTCCTGCATCCTTTACCATTCTGCCTATATTACCCATTCCGCCTATTGCCATTTCTATATCTCCTGATTGTTTATTATTGATTAATTGCCTACAGAAGGGTAAAGAGAGGTAGAGAAAAACATTGCATCTTCCTACAAGGCTTGCAAGCTCTTTAGGGTTACGTATACTACCTCTCACGGTAACCCCCTTCATGTACCTTATTATAGAACTAATGTTGCATTTTGTCAACACAAAAAAAAAATTACTACTTGACAGTATTGATATTTGCATGTATACTGGGGTTAACCCCCCAGGGTTAATACTATATATAGGTAGGCTTTTAATTTCCCTCAGTTTCGACTGGGGGTTTTTTTTGTCCCTATTAAGAGTAGGCAAAACTACTTGCGAATGATTCTCAACCAACCTAAAATTAATAAAAATCTAGCATCTGTGTATACATAGGTGTGGGTGGGGGGTGGTGACCCCTGTCTACCCCCTATAAAGCACCGAGCAAAGCGAGGACATTATGACACCTCGACCGAAGGGAGAGAATTTTTCTAACCAGCAATACTACCCAGTACAGCACAAGTTTGATCCCTGAGTATATCTCTATGTAAATAAAAAAAGACACTCTTAAAAGCCCCTCTATGGTGGCTGATGATCCTGCTGCTCAGCTGTCTGGAAGATAGAAAATTTCCCTGCCACAGCAAGTGATATTTTTTTGGGGTGTGTGGCGACCAGATCAGCGTAACGAAGAAGATCACTAGTTAATCAAATCAATAAGTTAAGGGTTTATCTCATTTCATATTTACTGGATCTTCCTGATCCATCATGATCGGATCTTGTGGGCCTTTAATTTCCATGATGAACCCTGCACCTGGGCAAATTGTTTTTAAAGATATTTATTTTTCCTGTGATAGGCTGACAAAAGATATTTATTTTTCCTGCGATAGGCTGACAAAAAGAAAGCCTTCCCAAATTAATGAAAAGGCTCTCGCTCTGGTCGAATGTAGGCAATTAGTTTTAAGCTAGATGTTCGCTTAAATCCCAGTCTTCAATCGCCGTAAGTAATCCCTCAACTGAAACATCAACAGCAGGACTCAGATGGACTCGATCCTTCTTATGTCCGAGGGTTTGTCGATCACTCATGCGATCAAAAGAATAACCAATAACTGTGCCATGCTCATTCTTCTCAATAGAATACAGATAGTGATCTTCAACTCTCTCCTGAGAATAACCACTCACTTTCTGTAATAGATTATAAGCTGTTTCGATCTCTGCATTGCTCACAAACTCGTTATTTTCATTCGATAGGCTCGCCTCAGGTTTTGGATGCCATAACTGGTTAATACATCCGTCATAGTTGGTCTTATCTCTAACAGTGATCTGATTTAAATGATCGATCTTGTGTCCATAAACTCCCATCAGTTCACCTCCTGCGGATCGTCTTGTTTTTCAGCAAATAGAGAATAAATTTCATCCTCTCCATATTTCTCAATCATGTCCGATTTTAACTGGGTTATGGTTTTGATAAAATTATCAGGTTCAGGAAAGTTGATCCCTAAAGATTCCAGACGCTCTTCCGCTATGGTATCAAGATCAAGCTGACTGAGAATATGTCTCGTTTTTAAAAAGATCGTCTCTAGTACCTCCGCAACGTCTTTTGTGATCTGTTTTAATACTTCATCACTTACGGAAAGATTTCGCAGGACTTCAGGTTCGGTTGCGTCGAACTTCTTTCGGTCTTTTGTAACCTGATCTAAATTCCTTTGAATGGTTAACTCGTAAAGGTGTAAAAGATCATGCACCTCTAAAGCTTTTTTTACATTAGTTTTTTTCATTGTTGTAGTCTCCTATAATATCAAGCTGAATAAATATAATACAAAGAGGATCAGCAAGATTAAAGCCCCTTTATAAACTGCGTTAATAAAATCAATCAATTTTTTCTCCTTATTTCTCTGATTAATAACTAAAACTGTTTTAACCTGATTTGCTCAAGATCGTAAAGAGATAAAAAAAAACCCCTCTAAATGAATAGAGGGGCTTTGATCGTTGCCTCAGGTTGGGGAGTACCTAGGCACGCTGCGGATCAGTTTATGCGACTGATCTTAACTGATCTTCCCAAATTGGGGAGTTGATCACCTTGATAACTTCCTTCTGACGATCTAGACGAACATTATGCAATTTTGATCCTTTGTTGGTATTGCTAACAATTAAGCCACGATCATTTTCATAAGTGTCCTTATCTCCTCCAACGTGACTGCTCCAGTTCGTCAAAGCATTATAAACTGTGTACATATTCATCCCCATACCATTGTTTATTTCATCTTCAAAACGTGCCATAAGTGCCCCAAAAAGCTTAAAGTTTACAACCTGTTTTTCTAACTCTTCCGCAGTTAGTTCTTTTTCCATCGCTTCGGTTAGATCGGAGCTGATCTGCCTTGTGTCCTGATATGCGACTTCGTTAAGCTTGACCGCTTCTTTTCTTGCGACTGTTTCCTTAAAAAGTTTAATAACCCAGTCTGCGGTTACAGGAGTCTGTAACATACGATAAAAGTGCTCGCCATGTTCCGCAAAGTCTCCTGTTGCATTGCTGATCTTTCTGGACTCTTCCGCAACGTTAAAACCGCTAGTATGCTTTTTAAGAATATGAAAGTATCTCTTGCCACCGAATACCTGCGTATTCTGACAAAATTCTCTAAACCTACCAACAAAGACCTGAAACTTCCAGCTAGTGTCCGTTGAGTTTAAAATATCAACCCTCAAGCATGACTTGTCTTCGCCTTCGATCCCTGTTCCGTCTATGGTGTCCTCATGATCCTTAAATAAGATCGATCTATGCACTTTGGTAAAATTATCATAAGCGGTGTCTGTGATCTCTAGATTGTCTACAGATAAATCGTCATTCTTCAGGATCGCCTCGTTGATCTTGTCGAATAGTGGCACGTGATTGATCAGCTTGTATTTAGGTGAAACAGGGGCTACCATCTTGTATGTTTTGGTTTCTGGTCGATTAAGAAAAACCGCCTTCCTTCCCTCTACTTTCTCGAATTCTCCTGTATAAGGATTGTGAGAAAAAAATTTGTTTTCCTCAAAATCTGCGTCAAAAACTGAAAGATCACTAAGATCGCCATGGGTTGATTGTTCTGCTATGTACTCGTTTAAATAAGACATTTTATGTCCTCCTTGTTTGCTATATAAGAAAATTTATATAACTTCTAATAACTGTTATATAGCAATTAAAAGATTCTGCAAGGTATAAGTTCAATGTTTAAAAAATCCAACTATTGTTTTTCTTTTTGCTAGGGAGCAGAGCCCACAATCCAGACATTTAATGCCTTGTGTCTGCTCTGGACAAACTGTGATTTTTCTACCTCGTGGAGTTTTAATATCTGACAAATTAGCTGACAATTTCTCAAATTGTTTTTTGGTATATGGTAAAACAACAGTAGTTGGAATTTTGGTAGCTGACAAAGTGTCGGCTTCTTGTAATGTGTCTGCTGACAAATTAATAGTAAAGCCTTTATTATTTGCATAACGAATATAATTTAAGTTATGATCTGACAATTTTTTTCCGCTAGGTGACAAAGTGGAATGATGGTGAGTGTAACAAATAACTTTGCCACCATTATTTGCCTTTATAAGTTGCTTGAGTTTCTTAGCGTCTATTTTGTTTTTCTTAGTTGCCAGATCGCCAACAATATTATGACGCCATAAACCTTCTTTATTATGTTTTCTAAAGTAGGAAACTGACTTCACAAAGTCTTGCCAGTTGTCGGTTTTGTCTTCGCTGTATCTTTTCCAATGTAGGGAAATAGGGAAGCTGTCACCGTAACAACCATTATTCTTTAAGGTGCAAGAATCAGGGCAAGTCTGTTTGGGACTGTAACTGGTGGGCATTGCTCCAACTTTCCTAGATTGCGTATGTGGTATGAATTTGTAGGTCATTTTTTTTCCTCCTATATTCTTTTATATAGTAAAGAAAAACCATTGTCAAATATATTTATTATTTTTTTCTATTGCGCTATCTAGCAAAAATTCTCTTTTCTCTTCATCCGTCATATTATAGTTACGGAATAAATCGTCAAGTGAACTTTTGATACCTAGGAAAGACAATAACTCTTCATCCGTATAGGCTGACAATGGTTTTTCATCTGACGGATTAAAGGACATATGCTCGCTCAACTGACAAGCCAACCTGAGACATTTTAGTAAGTTTTGACAAACCTTTTTTCTTACCTGACAGAATATCGTCTTGAGTGTAGAACGCACCACACTTGATATATACAGTTTTACTAACTACGAAACTTCTATAATGTTTTGCTGACATATCGTAGACAGTAAAAGAATGTTCTTTGGCTGTGCTTTTGCCACCTTGTAAATGTTTCTTGACATCAAAACGTAGGCTTCCATAATTTTTATACTTTTGTTCTTTTGTTGAATAGTATTTAATACTAAAGAAAGCACTACCTACCAAATCTCTTAAGTTATTTTTAAACTGTGTATTTACATCTACCATTTTTTATTATCTCCTTTTTTTTTAGAATACTACATACTATTCTTATAGTCAAGTATTATTTTTTTATTGCAAACCATTGTTTCTCCAAGGTATCATAATAACCATTCTTACTTCTTATAGGTCTATGTGAATACTTTTTACCCTTTGCGTTTTTCCTACCTTCTATTAATCTCTTTGCCATTAAGGTAACCTCCTCATAAATTCTGCTTTCTCATCTGAGGCTACTCTTCGCCTTGACAACTCTTTTGCTATCCTATCTAACAAAACAAAAATCTCTTGTTCTGTATCCCAATCTTGCTGTAGTTTTAGTATGCCATGCAATTCGTCTTGTGCAAACTCATATTCCTCTGTAAGAGTTCCTAATCTAATTAGCTTTTCGTACTTGCTTAAATCTATACTCATCATATCTCTCCTTTAAGTGTGGTGTCTTTTCTCCTATGTAACAAACAGCACACCATAAACTGTCTGTTTTGTTATCTACAATATCTGCTTTCTTATCACAATGGTCGCATTTTCTCATCTGTTATCCCCTATTAATAAATGACAACAGACAAGGGGAAAAATAATGATAAAAACCTTGTCTGCTGTCTTGCAAGTAGAGAAGTCTGAT